GATGCGCTGCAGGCGGGCCAGCGCGATATCGACGCTTTCTTCTTCGGGGGTGGGCATTGGTGGTCCTCTCTCGGTGGACCCTACAGTTAATATTCAACGGATGGCATTGCAAGCTGGGGGTTGAATTTGTCCACCCCGCCCCCTATGTATGGTGGGCAACCGAGAGAGGACCACCAAGATGGACATCACCAACATCCACCCCGCTGACGAACTGGCCGCATTGAGGGAAGAGATCAGGCAGATGCAGGAACGCGAAAGCGAACTGCGCAACCTGCTCCTCGCCGACGGGGCCGACAGGGAGGGCAACCAGTACATGGCTTTCATCCAGACCTCCAACCGCGAGACCGTCGACAAGAACGCGCTCGTCGCGGAACTGGGCCGTGAAGCCGCTGCCCGCTTCCTCAAGACCAGCATCGTCAGGAGCGTGAAGTTGGCACCAAAGGAGTGACCGACCATGCCCAGAACCGCCCGCCCGTCGTGGCTGTTCAAGAACCTCCTGACCATCCTCGGTAGCACCGGGGACATCAGGTCCATGCTCTATGACAAGGGCTTCTTCCCGCCGCCCGACGATACCATCCAAGGCTGGCGCAACCGCAACTCGATCCCCGGCAAGTGGGTGCCCGTGCTGATCCAGCTAGGCATCGAGCGGGGCTTCCTGCGTGACATCAACGACTTGAAACCGAGAGAGAAACGACATGGAAAGCGAAACGAGCAGTTACGACCGGCTGATAGCCGAACTGAAGGCGCGACTTAAGATCGCCGATACCGAAAACCGGCGGACCTTGCTGGAAGCCCGGCGGCTGCGTGCCGCCATCGCGGCTCTTGAGGCACCGCCACCACTCAAAACCGGCAGCGGCGGTGCCAACGCCGCCATTGGAGCCCAAAACCGTAAGCAGATAATCGATTACCTGCGCGACAATCCCGGTGCCAACCAGACCGATACCGCGAATGCCCTCGGCCTCAGCCGCATGATGGTCAGCCGCCATGTCCGCAGTCTCCGCAAGGGGAACCGCGCATGACCCAAGCCACCCTCATCGCCATCGACCCCGGAGCAGTCTCCGGGGCGATGGCTTGGTTCTACGACGATGGCAAGATTGTCGTTGCCGACATGCCGGTCGTGGACAAGCAGGTTGACGCTGCCGAATTTTCCTACCTGCTTCGCACTACATCAGCGAAAGCCTCTGTAGTCGAACGCGTCGCCAGCATGCCCAAGCAGGGGGTGGCAAGCACCTTCAAATTCGGCATGGCGGTGGGGCTCATCCACGGCGTGCTGCTTGCCCGGGGCGTGCCGGTCAACCTCGTCACTCCCGGCGTCTGGAAGAAGCACTTCAATCTCGGCCCCGACAAGGAGCAGGCAAGAGGCCTAGCCAAGCGGCTCTACCCCGGCATCCAAGGCATGGAACGCAAGAAGGATGCAGGCCGCGCCGAAGCCCTCCTGCTGGGCCGCTACTGGATGGAGAAGCACCCATGACCGAAGAAACCCCGCACACCAGCGCAGGCGCACGCCACACCGATCCGATCACCTCGCATCTGGCCGCGCAGGAGGTCGAGCAGTCCCGCCTTGAGCGCTGGACCTACGACAGCATGCGGCCCTTCTGGCCGCGCTACATGACCTCGCTGGAGATCGCCGCAGCGATGGGCATCGACAAGTGGTCCGTCAGCCCGCGCCTGAAGCCCCTGTGGGTCAAGGGCTGGCTTGATGATCCGATCAAGAAGGCAGGCATCAACTCGTCGGGCAAGATCCGGCTGCTTCAGCACTGGCGCGTCAAGGACATCACGCGATGACCGTCGAGACAATCGTCCGCTGCAACCGCTGCGGCACCTTGTGGAATGAAGAGTGCAACATCTGGATGAGCATGGACACCAATGCCGGTGAAAGCGGCGAGCGCATAGCCGGTGGCCGCATCGACCTGTGCGACGAATGCGAGACGGACTTCGTTCGCTTCATGGCTGGCGAGGTCTTCCACAAATTCATGGAGAAATCCAAGTGAACGCGCCCCTCTATCAGTTCCAAGCCACCGCCACGGCGCAGATCGCCACCGGAGCCCCGACCTACCTCGGCTTCGACCCGGGGCTGGGCAAGTCCCGCACCGCCATCGAGGCCGCCAAGGCTCGCGGTGTGAAGCGCATGCTGGTGATCAGCCCCGCTTCGGGCCGCTATGTCTGGGAGCGCGAATGCCGCCTGTGGTGGCGCGAAATGCCCTTCAGGATCGTCAACAGCATCCGCGATGTCGGCAGGCTCAACGGCCCCGGTGTCACCTTGGTGACCTATGGCCTGCTCTCCCAGAAGGACAGCTTCTACGCCAAAGCCATCATCAGGGGCGACGCTTTCGACATGACCGTCCTTGACGAGGCCGCCGCCGTGAAGAACCCCGGTGCCAACCGCACCAAGGTGATCCTTGGCGGCATGCTGCCGAAGCTGGGCTACCTGCTGCCGATGAGCGGCACCCCGGCCCCGAACCATGCGGGCGAACTCTACCCGATCCTCAAGGCCATCTACCCCAGCGCCATCACCACCACGGTCGGCAACCGCCAGATGTACCAGTGGGAGTTTGAAGACCTGTTCTGCAAGGTGGTCAAAAAGCGCTTCGGCGGCGGTCCCGAGATCCGCACCATCGAGGGCTCCAAGAACCTCCCCGAACTGCGCAACCGCATGAACGGCTTCATGCTCAGGGTGCGCAAGGAGGATGTCCTCAAGGACTTGCCGCCGATCCGCTGGGACGTGGTCGGGGTGCAGCCCAAGCTGGACGTTCTGGCCCCGCTGCCGAGCGTCCCCGAAGGGCTCTCGGACAACGATCTGCTCAAGTTCCTGTCGGGGGCCGACGGCGACGTGCAGATCATGCGCCTGCGGCACCTGCTGGGCATCGCCAAGACCGAAGCCAGCGTCGACTACATCGAAGACCTGATCAACGGCCTGCCTCGGGACGAGAAGGTCTTGGTCTTCGCGCACCACCGGCAGGTTGTCGAGGCTCTCCTGAAAGGGCTCCAGAAGTGGAGCCCCACCCTCCTGCATGGAGCCCTGCGCCCCAGCGAGAGGGCCCAGAACATCGACACCTTCCTGACCAAGCCCGAATGCCGGGTGCTGATCGCCAATATCGCCGCCGCCGGGACCGGGCTCACGCTGGTCGGACCGAACTGCAAGTGCAGCAACGTGGTCTTCGTGGAAGCCACCTACTCGGTCGGTGACAACGTGCAGGCTGCGTGCCGGGTGCATCGCATCGGCCAGAAAGACGGCGTCGTCGCAAGATTTCTTACCGCGCACGGCACCATAGACGACCGCATCCAGTCGATCCTCGCCCGCAAGGCGCAGGACTTCGAGCAGCTATTCGATCCAACAGGAGAATGACATGCCCATAACCCTTCACATCGAGGCGGCTGACGCCGCCGACCTTCGCCTGCAACTGATGCAGCTTGTCGGGCAGATGCATCACGACTTCGCGGTGCCGACGCCGCCTGTAGAACCCCTGCGGGCGAGCGAGCCGCTGGTGGCAGTCAGACCCGGCCCGCCCAAGAAAACGCGCCAGCGGCCTCCTGTGGCCACGCCAGAGCCCATCGCGGAGCCTGTCGAGGAGATCGTGGACGAGGCGACCGCCGACAGCTTCGTGGAGGACGAGCCGATCATCGAACTGCCGCCCGCCTTCAAGCCTGTCCCCGACACGACCGCGATCATCGCGCTTGAGACCAAGAACAAGACCATGCCGCTGCTCCAGCAGGCCTTTGCCGACGGCAAGGTGGTGCAGCTTCGCAAGATCCTCGATACTTTCGGGCAGGGCGCGAAGTCCTTCCCGGAGATAGAGCCCTCGCAGTTCGTGGAGATCGCCAAGGCGATCAGCAACGGAGCCCTCAATGGCTGAACTCTCGGCACCTTGGGAAGGCAGATACGCCCGCTCCAAAGCCACAGGCTGCGACGGCAAGACCGAATATCTTTCGCCGAAGGCGGCGAAACTGGTCGCTGACCAGATGAGCCGCCGTTGCCGCCACGGCGTCAAGCCGCCTAACATCTACCGCTGCCGACATTGTGGGAAATGGCACGTCGGGAGGAAGACCCAGCTATGAGCGCGCACGCGGTGGCCAGCCCCTGCTCGATCTGGCCCCATGCCCGCGACACGCACGGTCGCGGGCAGGTCTTCCGCAATGGCAGGCGGATGCAGGTCCACCGGATTGTCTGCGAGCAGGTCAACGGTCCGCCGCCGACACCGCTGCATCAAGCCGCTCACCTCTGCGAGAACGGCAGGGGCGGCTGTGTTGAGGGCTCGCATCTCCGCTGGATGACCCGTGCCGAGAACGCTGCCATGCGGAAGGACATGCGACGCGGCAAGAAGCTGACCGAAGAGCAGGTCCATGACATCAGGGCTTGGGCTACGCTGATCAACTCGAAGACGTGGATAGCCAAGCGGTATGGCGTGAGCCTGCGGCTGATCGGTCAAATCTTGAGGAAGGAGCGTTGGTGGTGGCTCAACACGCAGTAGCTTCACCGTCATCGGCGCAGACGTGGATGACTTGTCCAGCAAGCGTCACCAAGGCCGCAGGCCGGGTGCGCCCTTCATCGACCTACGCCCGCGAGGGCACCGCCGCGCACACGATTGCCGAAATGGTCATCAATGGTGACCTGTTCCCGCCGCCGAAGATCACCATCGAGGGGCAGGAGTTCGTCGTCGGGCGCGACATGCTCATGCACCTCAATCCCTACATCGATCTGGTGCAGTCCTATCAGGAACTGGGGCTGGACGTTCACGTCGAGGTCAGGGTCGGGCTGGGGCTCTCGGAAGGGCTCGTCTGGGGCACCGCCGACTGCGCCGCCATAGGGCTCTCGACGCTGACGATCATCGACCTGAAGTATGGCAAGGGCGTGCCGGTCCCACCCGACTGCGCGCAACTCAGGATCTACGCGCTGGGCGTCCTCGAAACGATGCGGGTGTCGGTCGATTGGGTCAATCTGATCGTCTGCCAGCCGCGCATCGATCCGATACCGAAGGTGTTCTCGATCAAGCGCCGCGACCTGTTGCGGTGGCGGCGGCAGGAACTTGAGCCTGCCGTGGAGAGGCTGGTCAGCGGCGACCAGACCGAAGTAGCGGGACCGCATTGCCGGTGGTGCGTCAGACGTTCCGAATGCGCCGCTTTTGCCCAGCAAAGGTCCGGTCAGGCTGCCGACGTTTTCAACGATGGAAGCCTTGACAGCGTTGAAAATCAACTTACATAGAGAACAGG